GCCCTAATATGTACCCCAGCCTAAGCTGGTTTTAGATGTTGATGTGTTTTTCATGCTGTAAGCATGACGACCGTATCACGCAAAACGCCAACACATCAAAACGTTTTGCGTTTATATACGAAGGTAGATCTATAGAACAGCGCGCATAAATCAGGTCAGGATTGTATGCTGTATAAATCTACTCTAATAAGGAGCGTGTTTAAAAGTAGCAAGGGTAGTTGAAGTATATTGTAGTACACTCCGACCTACCCGACAGCCACCCTGCGTCAGAATAAGACGCGACGCCGATAATGTTACAAGGTGTGTCCCTTTCATAGAACAGGTCTTTATAACATTTAACAGGCGTACGGCCGCCACTGACTGATCTCCCGAGGGACATAAGCTGCTCCCTACTGAGGCATTGCTTTATAAGCTGGATTAAGGGAAAAGGCTCAAGCAGACCTTTTATCTTCCCAGCATGCACAAGCTCCTCAGCAGTAACACTCCCTCGCACGTGTATGTCTTTGCGCCTAGCCACCTTAATATGTTCGGGCGTATTATCCTGTACCATACCTGCTATCGTCTTAGAATAACTAGAGGCTAGCATGTAGGACCGAATATTGACCCTCGCATATTCAAGTGCGCGTATCTCGATCGGCGCGGCAGCGTCACGTAAGTAACTACCAGTACCGTAACTAGGCCAGTTTCGGTTGACCTGGTCACGGAACAACGTAGCACGCTGTTTCGCTCCCGCGCCGCTCGCTTTGGGCAAAGGTTGAGCAGCGAAAAATTCCGTTAACATTTCATCCCGTTTTTTACCTGAGAGGCGGATGATATCCTCAGGTATATCCACATAATCAACTGCGGCCCGCATGGCCAAAATCTTCTCCATGTCCAACAGCGTGTAGCGGCGAATTGTACCAAATTTACCAAAGCAGGGCGTATTATCTAAACTAGCAGCCCCGCAGAGGAGGTCCTTGATATATTTGAGTTTACATCCAGTATAACGACTAACAATACCCGACAGTAAGGATGGGTAGACCCCTCTAATACCACTTCGGTTTTCAAGGGTATGAACTGCACCCATAATGGAAGTGATAAACTCGGTCTTTGAGAGTCTTGCGAGGTTAGTCCAGTTACCGGACACTGTGGATGAAACACTCCTAGCAAGGTAGCCATAGCTCGCTTTGCTGGTGATGCACATACGCAAGAACTCTGCTCCATGTTGCCCGACGCTTTGTTTTAACGTGTTCATTCTACAACCCATGTTTTTACAGCTGGCCAAAATAACCTGTGCATCATCGAAACTAGTAGCATTAATGAAAATATCATCACCTACGTGAATACTTTGTATCGAACCGTATAAGTGCCGGCCGACTGCGAGACGAACGTAGGCAGCGTTCAATATGCTGTTCAAAAAGCTAGTACCGCGGTGGCCAGACATCAACGTACCCTTTACGCGGGACTCGGGCGAACTCGTCCGACCTATATATGTTTTATCGAAACTGTTGCACAGCTTATCGAGTAGCTCTTTCGGATAACCAGTGTATAACCCTGTCTCGCGGATGACGGTAGCCATGGATTCATTAGAATGCTGGGAGTTGAAATCATCATAGTCTAACATAACTGCAACCCCACCACGTGAACGTATGTTGTTGACCTTTTCTGCTAGTCCTAACTGCCCGAACTTGCCAGGATCCATTAGTATGCGTCGTTGCAGCCATGCTGCAGAGACGGGCCCGAGTAAGTGCTCGAATGCGAAGTAAGAGAGGGAATCACAGGCGAGGATTAGTCGCGTTTTCCCGTGCTCGAGTTTTGGGCTAGGGCTCACATGCACGATGCCAGACCAGTTACTAATAGGCTCGTCGACGACAGCTTCGGCGAACATGCGACGGTGAAGCGTGCTAGCTTCAGGGACAAGAGTACGCATATCGACACCAACTTCCGCATCAACAACTGTATTATGAGACCCATTGACACACCAAGCCCAGCGCCGGCTCCAGAATGAATCAAGATCGTCGAATACAATTTCGCGCCCCATCAGTTCCTCATTTAGTATTTCGCGCACAGTAGCGGCTAACTCAGCCTGGTTTACTTGTATAACAGAGCGGTTGATGAAGTTCACATCAGTACGCTCTGAAGCGAGCGCGTTAACATCTATCGTGCCCACACCGCGGCCTAGAAGACACTGCTGCTCTGCAAGCATAGCACCGGGCAACGAGAAGTTAAGTCCGCAGGACTTAACGCAGATACTTAGATGTTTTGCACGTTCAGGAAACAGAATAGGCATAGTAGCTAACCACAGTGACGACTGACCATAGGTCGGGCGCAAACCGAAGAAGTATAAAATTGCAGCAACAACACCGTCCTCATAGGCGTAAGAGTGGAGTATCTCCAAAACAGGGTACACAGCCTCGTTTAGATTAAGACGGTTACACTCTAGAAGTAGCTGCCGTAGGCGTATGTTGCTTTTGAGCGCTGCTTGAGGATACGGCTTACGCGGAAAGAGCAGGTAAATTTTAGAGAAACTATCACCCTCCTCCTTCCCGAGCTCGGTGACAAACCGAATATAAGCTGTAAGAGTAGAGGGGAACTTCAGATCTGAGGCTGCAAAGCTAATATTTGGTCGTTTGGGCATCGCATTACACACAATAGAGAATAGCTGGTTTCGTAAGGTGTTGTTGATATCAGCACAGAGGAGAGATCTACGATTACTGAAATATGAATAAAGTGCACAGTTCTTAATAAGATCAATTCCCTGCACGTCAATCTGGACTGGGAACGTACAGAGTAGCAAAGACACAGCGACAGGAAGCAACTCTTTAGCCACAACACCGGTGCCCAATGCGTGCCATCGCTTACAGAAACGGGCGGAGTCTGAACTATCACCAAAGATAACCGGAGATATATCAGAGCTATTTATCTTGGACAAGACGACATACTGGTCAGTAAGACTAAGATTCATAAAAACCACAGTTGGAAAAGATACTTCCCTAAGTATCCTAGAAAGATTAGTACAAAAGTACCTAGTGATTTTACCCTATTAAAAGCTTCCGGTGGTAAAATCTTGTTCGACTCTTTGTAAAAAGTCATGTTTAACTAGATACCTCGGGGCGCGGTGGTTCACCGGCATCCGGGGAGGGACTAACAGCACTAGGCACCGGATCACGTCTGTTAACAGGTGTGTTAGGTTCTACGGTACCGCTAGAAACATGCGCCGCGCTAGCTTGGTTAGACGGCAATAACATGGGGCCCTTGAGCGACTCATTCATTTGAACAGCGGCTAGAGGCAAACCGGTTTCGACATCACCCTCGGAACGCAACGCACCACGCTCACCGCCTATAGTCTTACGGCTTATGGAATACATAGCAGTAGGTCCAGGGCCGAGATCAGCAGCAGCGGGTCGACCACGTAAGCGCGGTGGCGCCGAGAACAAAGGAGTCATCAATTCAACATCAATACCACCAGCAGCGGCACTCTTGGCTATAGCACGCGTAAGGGCGCGGCTAGCATCACAACGGTCGCGGTTAGCCTTCACAGACCATTCGGTAAGCTTACCATTTGGCTGACCGACGGGTGCAGATGCCGTAATTTCGATAATAGCGTTCAAGAATTCAAGGTGGCCAGGCACGTGGTTCGGCTCTAGAAAAGCTCCATCACTTATAGAACCGTGGATTACTTCAATTCCCATAGTTTCACCCAGATTAGTAAACTCGCCGGGACACACGAAAGGGCTCTGGCCTCTAACCCAGAGGTATTTAGCCAGACACGCTCGCGTACTAATTCCGGCTCGCATATCAGCTACGCCCGGTCCCAATAGTATAGTACCGTTCGTATCAGCTTGTAGGGGAACTACGTGAGCGAGACCGTTCATTGCGTGGCCATGAAAGTGGGCAAGGAAAGGAGCAGTGCGTGCGCTCCGAAAACGTACCACATAGTTACTTGCAACATGATTACCTTCGCCGACCTGGACAATGTCATCCCATGCTTTAAGAGAACGCCAATCACCGCGACTACAGTAGGATGCGTAACCCTCTGTCTCAGCAACGAAACCTGTGAAGTCATGAGGTATGATAGAGGTAGGCTCAACCCAGAAATAGGGCGCAACCGTATCAAAGTCAAGGTGCCTACAATTGGGCGAAACAGCACCTAGCGACGACAAGAGGTGTAAAGAAGCAATCGAACCACTATCACGCATACCAAATAGTTTGGCCAAAGCTGCAGTGTAATTATTGCAGAAAGGGGCGGCACCACGCAAGATAGCACTTAAATTACGAGATGGTCTGTTCCCTGCAGAAACGCCAATAGAAGTACTAGCAGTACCGGGTACCATAACTTTCGAACCTAGAGCATCACCGGAAACAATAGTAGGATACCAGACACCGTTGTGAGTGATACCCGGGTCACAGTGTGCTACAACAGCCGCCGCACCTAACATGATCGCATCAACATAACACGCAACAGTATCGCCATTAGTAGTTGAAAGAGCAGGCAAACCGACATAGCTATCAAGACCAGGATGTATACCCCCGAAAGGAGGAGAGAAACCGCCGCAGCGCAAAGCATCGCGTAAGAATCCTCCTTCATCAGAGTGACTGACGACAGAAACAATCGAGTTAAAACCTTTTACGACACAGTACGAAAACAGATCACCAACGCCCGCAGCGTCCATGTTTGCACCAAGGATCCTAAGTGCGTCGACAGCAGCAGGAGCGAATGAGTATCCTTCGACATCGCGTAATTTGGGTTCACGCGTGCTCACGTCCATTTCAACGAAGTCAGTAGCAACAGCTCCACCCGCACCGCAGACAGCAAACGCGAGAACAGAGAATGTATCCGGGGCTAAAATCGAATCTACTCCCCTAGGAATAAAAACCATCTCAGCGTTTGCTGCGGCGGGCGACGTGAAAGTACCAATTCCATGCAAACGTAATTGACGTTTGCCGAGTAAGGTGGAAGCAGTAATACCTTCACTATACACGCTATCAGCAGCTAAACCTTGCGCGATACGATAAACAATTCCACAAAGATCACTTTTCTCATAGGACTGAGAAAAGTTGGTATATTTGCGGGCCAATGCAGAAAACGTGTCAGACAGAACACGTCCGGTATCATACGCGGTAACGTATGAACATTCCAAGGAAGGTGATTGGTGCATAGCTTCATTAACCGTTTTAAAACGGGCACCGACCTCGTAACGAATTTGTTTGGTGGAAACATCGTAGTTACCACCGATAATAGTACGAGAAGAAACGTTCGAAACGTACTTCCGGTACGTAGAAATGTTGTCTAATGACGCGCCGCGAGGACGCGAAATTAGACCAGCAAGCGAAAATTGGTTCGCCACCATGCCAATTTTGGAGTAAAAAGTAATCCAATGAATATCGTTGTGGTAGTAATGTTAGCACTAAGGTATCACAGGAACCCTCCTCCGTCACACTAACACTTCTACTGCCGCTGGTGCCTTGCACAATCGTTCGGAGCAGCCGGTGCTTCTACACCCCCTGCCACT